GGAACATTCAATGTGTAAGTATAGCCGGTTGTTTTTGGCTTCTTGGAAAGCTGTGCATGTACGTCTGGACTTTTCATAAGCTGGTCAACGCCTATGGTTATGGCATCCTTGACCGCGCAAGCAACAGTTTCTTGGAACATCTGAAAAATTAATCCAAAATTACCTCGCATACTATAGGATTGTTCTTTTGACATACCAAAGACACTCTCGAGTGTTGCAAATGTCATAAATTCTTTCACAGAATTAAAGGGTAAACCAACTTCATTTATCACAAAAGGTACATCAGTGTTTTGAAGAGCCATATAAGAAAATTCTACAGGTTCGGTTCTATCTGCGTAGACCTTGATGACAGTTTTCTTTTTCTTAAAGACAAGTTCCATAGGAGGGTTGTTTGGAATTGGCGAAACTGGAATTTTTAAGTGGGCCATTACACTGTTCAAATCTCTGATAATCTCAGGTCTCTCTGTTTGAATTTTTCTCTCGGTATATTGTGCGTACACTCTGTCGAGCATTTCCAGCTCGTGAGATATGTCCTTGTATGGGTTGTAAAGAAAGACAACAAGTTCTCCAAATTTAGAAAGCATAAAGTCGATAGCACGCTCATTGTTTTCAAATTTGGGGTCGCCGTTGCCTGACGTATAGAGCTGTGTGAGTTCGTTTCTAATTTTGGGTTCTACGAAGCGATGGAAAAAGTCGATAAAAACTGTGATTTTAATGCAAACAAGAGCGTAGTTCTTTCGTCTTATTAACGTATTGTTCCAAGAGCGATGAATGAATTGATACGGTTCGTTTATTTCACTGATTACTTTCTTGTAAGATTCTGGGTTGGTTTTAAAACTTTTAAGAAACAAGTTCTTTTCAAGAAGACTATTAGAAAAATCCGTTTTCCCCGCAACATCACAATGTTCAAACATAAAAAATGTTTTATGATATGGATTCTCCTCTCTATTAACGTTTAACATTTCTCGATTAGAGTAGAACCTGTAGTCGTAGCTGTTCAAAAAATCAGCCATTTCAGTAGCCACATAGATGTCATACAACAAGTCGTCCTCGTTTTGGTACATTCCTGGAATGCCAAGTTTGTGAGGTGACATATTGTCTAATAAAAATCTGGTATAATTAGTCTTTACTATGGGGTGGATGGTTTGGTCTAAGATGTTCAGTTCGATTACAGAAGGGTCAATGTTAAACTTTCCCGTAAACTTTCTTTCGGCTGCAAAGACTGCAAACGAACCGACTCTATCAGCGTACGCTTCATTTAAAATCTCGTAGTAGGCTCTGAGCTTGTTTCCGTCGTCTTCGTAAGTTTTGGACATAAAACTTTCTAAGCAATTCTGAAAGACTTCGGTTTTTGGAAAGGCGGAAAGTAAGATTGATTCGATAAAACTGATATCCCCCCTTACCGGGTCTGACACTTGAAAATGCGATTCGGCCAAGTCAACCGTTCGCTTTATTTCTCTTTGTAGTTTCGGTATTTCAAAGCAATTTCTTGTTGCCATTTATTAATGTAATTTTTTATTACATTAATAAATGTTGTCAAGCGCCTTTCTTCTTCACCTAAGTAAAAAAGAAAAGTATACAAAAAGCTGTCAGTGCAACTGCGAGGGTGATACTGACACATCTCTTCCTACCGGAATCAGACGGGACGTTATGGTTTTTGTGTTACTTGTTATTATCGACTTAGCTGTGATAATATACTCTCTTTATTGTCTTTTTGATTTGAAGTTGCAATGGTACATAAGCCTGCTGCTCATTGTTCTTATGTTTAGCCCAGGTTTTGGTTTTATTGCTCAGATAGGTGTTATTATGTACTACACACTCGGTCGTATACCTTCTCAGGGTCGTGTACCTTCTCAGAAATCATCTCCGAGTGGTTCTGTGTCCAAGTTTCACTTTTGAAGCGCTTGAATTCTGGAAAGGTAGTTCTCCTTGGTTTCGGAATCGTGCTTGAACGTGCACCCTGAATTCGTACAACGCGATTGAAACCTGCACGTGATGGGATTGAACTCATCGATACTGTGAGCAAAGTTACATCCAGGCCTCTTACAGTCCTTTCCAGAGTTACACATCTTGGTACACTTCATATTTCGAGGAGCCTCGAGTTGAGGGCGTCGCTCCTCAACAATAGGAGGAGGCGCGACTCGTGGAACCCTGTCCTTCGACTTTCTAACGACCTTGAACTCCTCTTCTTGAGTTGCCTGAGGGGGAGGAGCTTGGTTGTAATTTTGTTCCTCAAAGGAGGAAAAAAAGTCAGTCATCTTTTTCCATCCTCCGTCTCGAGAGGCTGAAAACTTCTTCTTGGGTGTTTGAAGCTTCGAGTCTGAAAGAGACGGCAGTGCGCTCGCCATATCATCCACTTTAACCTTTTTCACGGACCAACCGCCAGACTGTAAGTTAAGCTTGACCCCTGCATCCTCCTTCAACTCCTCTTGAAGAGGAGCGTTTTCGTTGTCCATCCTGGGCAAGTTCACAAAGATGTTCTTGACGATTCGCTTCTTGTACCGTGCGTTGATATGGCTGTTGGATTGCTCATCCTCGTCGTCGGAACACATGTTGTTGAAAACAAGCTTGCGCTCGACTTCATCTTCATTTTCAAAGTCGTAAGTGTCTTGATCACAATCTTCAACCCAGTCTTCGTCGACCATTTCATCATTTTCGTTGCGGGGCATTTTAAAAGAACTGTTATTTGTTTATATACTTGAAACAAATAATCAATTTAAGAGCGGAGAGTTTAAGTCATTCGATATGGGTCTTCTTCGTTGTAGTCATCGTTGTCTTCATCTTCCTCATAATCTTCTTCTTCTGATTCGGCCGCATTTTCACTCTCGAGAAACTCTTCAAACACATCACTCGTCTCTTCGATGTAATCGGCTACGCGCATATAGATGTTCTTAAGTCGAGAATTGATATTGTCAGTTTCCAGAACTTTCAACTCGAGAATGTCCTCTAATAATTCAAGATACTGTTTGCCTTGGTTATCCATTCCTTTTTAAGAGGAAATGAGACTTTAAATTTGAATTGGACTTGTAGTGACACGAAAGGTGGTTGTTTGTTAAATCGTCTGTCGATACGACGTTGTATCCATTATTCGTAGAGTACAACACCTTTTTTATTCCAAGTTCTTGAATACGCTTTAGGCAATTGTTGCAAGGCTTTGAATCGGAGATTTGAGATTTAGATACACGAATGACCATAAGCATACATTTTTTCAAGTCGTGTTGCTTTTTGTACTTGTGGAGTATCATCTGTTCGGCGTGTCCAATAAACCGATTAGAAATCGTATTCACACTTGACTGGATTATCTTACCACCTTTAATCAACGCACACGCGTGTTTATGAACCCTGATTGTGCTGCAGTCTGATATTTTCACAAGATGATTAATAATCGCTTGAAATTTTTTACTACCTACAATCATTTAATTTCAAACTTGTATTTCTTTAACGAAAAACACTAAATAAAATAAATGAAACTCTCTACTCAAACAATGATGATAGTAGGCGGTGTTGTAGCTGTGGTAGTTATTGCGATAGTAGTTTTCTTTATGGTCAAAAAGGAAAAATTCGTCTCCGGTCAATTGATGGTGTCAACTACGAGTGATTCAAATTATCTCTTATCAAACCAAACGAATGTAATGACTTTCATAAATTATGTACATAAAATTGCTCCCGGTTTGTCGATAAGCTTTCCTCCAAATGCGGACAACAGCATAACAGGTGGTTATACCGGAAAACTGGAACTGGTCATTCCTGGAGTGCCAGTAAAAAGTGTTTTGATTGGTAAAAATTCTTTCTTTTGGGCTGATGCGACGGACCAAGTCGATCGTATGATTTCTCAAGCGATGGCGTGATCAACCGATGACAAATCTATTAAATCATATTCATTTATCAAACGTAAATGAATACACAAATATAACAACTTACTCAATTGGGTCTCCAAGAGTAGTCGAAGCGCCGCTACGATTGCGGTTCTTTCCACGCTGGATTGTCTGAGGAACAATAACCGTAGCTGAACCGCTACTCATATCAACATCAAAAAAGTTTGTACTTCCGAATCCACCGCCTCCACGAGTGGTCGAAGAAAGCTCACCAGACGTCTCAACGATATTCGACTGCTCAAGCTTACGAACAATCATCTGAAAACCGCGAAACGGGAGCTCAAGCTCCTTTGCTACCTTGTCGGTCTTGACAAGAGCAACCTTGATTGTCCCTCGATAATCGGGGTCGATAATTCCTACGCTATTAGCCATAGCATAACCAGTCTTTGAGAGAGATGAACGAGGGACTACCTCAACGTAATAACCATTCTCTGGCTGGACTGCGATACCGGTGTCGTAAAGAAACACGCCGGGATCGGGAAGACGCCCGTCGATAGTGACTACATTATCAAGATTTACAACTGTCAAGTCATATCCCACATCAGAATCGTAGGCCTTTTTGGGAAGAACTGCATTTTCGAGAACACGCTTAACTGTAATGGAAGGCATTTTTGTTATACTAAAGTGATATGACATTAAATAGATATATATTAACTTAAATTTAATTTAATGTGTAAATAAATGGCTATTTCATATAATGCTATTGTAGGTCACAAAGCAAAAATGACCCTTCCGTCGGTCGAAAGCTGGGGAACAAATAAAAACAACATCCTCAGAGACCCACCCAAATCTATCATGACGAGACGCATCGATAAAGTCAACGAAGATGGAAGTTTGAATGAGATGTTCTACCATTCAGGTGACCGCTTTGCCGAAAGTATCAATGTTTTCGCCAGAGGTGTAAATCCTATGGTTTCTGTACAATACGGCAACGTAAACGGCGGAGCCAATGCAAAGCTTCCCTACCGCATCATGAACGGCGGTGCATTCAGACCTCCCGAGTTGCGTCAAGAGCAGCTTCTACCTCTCTCGAGGCAGCCGCGTCTCCCCACTCACGTGGAATCTCGCAAAGAGTTTATCGACTATACAAAATCTGCGTTATGCGACTCTCAACCCAAGGTATACAGACAGGTTGTTAAAGACAAGTTAGAGGGTTTCATTCCACCGACAAAAACTATGAAGATAGACAAACCCGTGAAGGAACATTTCGAAGTCTCGTACGTCTTAGACAACCCTCTCAGAGGAGACTATTACTCAAATATGAGCTATAGAAAACAGCAATACGCCGACGACATCAATATAGAGTTGGAAAGAAATCTCCCCGAATACTCATCTCATACAAACATGAGTGAAAATATCGCTATGTACATAGCCCCGGATAAGGAGATAATTTTAGAACAAAATATGCCTCACTATTTGCTTCAAACTCAAAAGTCTAAGAATATGGCTGGAAACGGAGTGTTGAACGACGAAATCTATCTCGAAAATAACATGCCTCACTACTTGATGCAAACACAAAAGTCTAAGAATATGGCTGGAAATGGTGTGTTGAATGATGAAATCCACCTCGAAAATAATATGCCTCGATATTTACTTCAAACTCAAAAGTCTGACAATAGCAACTTCGTGCGTGTCAATCACGAGGTGGGACACGAGTTTGAAAACAACATACCTCATTACTTGCTTCAAACTCAAAAGTCTGACGACAAGAACTTTGTTCGTGTTAATCACGAAGTGGGTTACGAGTTTGAGAACAATATGCCTCATTACTTGCTTCAAACTCAAAAGTCTGACGGCAAGAACTTTGTTCGTGTTAATCACGAGGTGGGTTACGAGTTTGAGAACAATATGCCCTTGACTACAGCACAGACAAACAAGACAGAGAACATTCAAATTGATGCACCGACGCGCTCATTCAACCGCCTTGCTCCCTCTTTACACCCAGGTGAGTTCAAAGGTGTCCCTACATTGCCTCAGACCCAGAGAAACATCCAATACAACCAAAACTATTCAACTTCAAAAACTGAAATTGCACAAAAAATGATGAGAGAGAGAAAATAAAAAGTTAAAAACGAGTGAAATAAAAAAAGTAAAAAAATCACATAATAATAAATGTCTATTGGACTTACTGCTTCTATTCTTAACACCAAAGTAATCACCGGAAATGCCGAGCGTATTTCTTCGTACCGTAATCAGGAGCCGAGCGCTATGATGTGCCCTGTATGGGGGGGTCAGGACTTGGCGGGACGTTCCATCTGCTCCGATTCTTTCTACACTAAGCGCGCCGGATGTCATTCTGCCATGGACCGCATCAAAGTAGAAAATGACCAGCGCCCCAAATATGCTAATCATGTAACCATCTCCGCTGCTGGTATCAGTGGTGAGAATGCCGATTATGGAACTAACATCACTCGTCAGCAGGCTGGCGCGGCTGACATCGAGAGAAAGATGATGAGAAGCGTGTACCCTCATTTCGGACTGTCCAGCGCCGAATCCATCCTGCCTTCTCGTGGCAGTCGTATGGACTCTTCCGCTGCCAACGCTTACCAGTCTCAGGACGGAGATGCTCTGGATGCCCAGGCTCGTCGCGCTGATCAGAACCTGAACATTGGCAGCAACAGCCAGGGGCGTTATGGTCGTATGGCTTCTGGTACAGTGAACCCTAACACCCATGTAACCTACAACTCGAATGCCAACTTCGCCAAAAAGGGAGGTAATGGCTATGTCAAGCTGGGTAACCTTCAGTAAACGGTTTTGGGAACTTTCATTTATTTTAAAAATAAATGAACCAAGCATTTTAAATTTTCATCTTATTCATTTCTTTCACCAATTCTTTTACAACTTTCTTTTTTTCTACATAGTTGATTTTTCCACAAGAACAAATATCTTTGCATAAACATCCACACTTGTTTTTCCTAACACTATGAAACCATTCCCACCAAATGCATGCTTTGAAACAATTGGGCTCAAAATCATAATTCTTAGCTTTCGGATTTTCCTTGACGAGTTTTCCAAACCTTTCGGTGTCATCTTTGCAAACGGTACATTCTGGAACAACAGGGATAGTTATTCCTGCCCAAAAGCACGTCCCACACATCCCTCCAGAAAGGTGTTGCTCGTTGCACATGGGAATATGGGTCTTCTTAAGAATATAATCGTACGCGTTCATTTTCTATACAAATATAAACGCATTTTCAATTGTAAAGATTTGTTCTTTACTTAAATAAAATGAACGTTTGTGAGCAGTTTTTGAAAAATCAAACAGTGAATCCGGAAACGGGACGTTCTATAAAAATCGGAGGTCCTACACATAAACGCCTGTTGAAACAATGCATACCCGCTTCAAATTCTTCGCCTTTAGGAAAGCGAGTAAAGGTTCTGAAAGCGCCGTGCCTCGCCGATAAACGGTATATATGGGTCATAGGTGGTGGATGTTTTGAGGCGTCAAAACAGCAATATACACAAGAAAACATAAAATCCTTGAAACCTGGAGAAATTTTTGTCTTCGGTTCTAATCTCAGTGGTATACACGGAAGCGGTTCGGCCAAGATGGCGTACACAAAATTTGGAGCAAAGTATGGAGTTGGTATCGGTATGACAGGACAGGCGTATGCTCTCCCTACAAAAGACAAAAACATCAACACACTACCGTTATCTCGTATCAAAAAGTATGTAGACGATTTGCACACTTTTGTTTTAAATCATCCATCAAATCATTTCATCATCACTCGAGTCGGTTGTGGTAAAGCGGGATATTCAGACAAAGACATCGGACCTCTGTTTAAAAAGTTTATCGGGTTGACAAACGTTTCACTTCCGAAATCGTTTGTCGACGTTAAAAATTGATTTTTAAAAACATCTCTCGATAAACAAACAAGACTAAAATGCAAGCACCAGGACCTGTCACAAATGGCATTCGCGGACCCGAATTCAAAGCGTTTATCGCCTCCCTCCTCAAGAAGGGACGAGTCAAGCAAAAGTATGTCGACTACCTTCTCGATGATGACTCCATGGATTTGTATGCCAAGGCATTTACAAATCCGACAGCTGACCCCGCCAACAACTATGAGATTTTGGAGAAGATTGGAGACGCCACGTGCAACAAAGCCATCATGTGGTACATTTTCCGAAAGTTTCCCAAGCTCGAGAGTAAGCCTCAAGGGTTGATGATTTTCTCTCGCCTTTTCCACACACTTCAGTCGACCAAAACGTTTAGCAACATCGGTCTAAACCTTGGTTTTGAGAAGTTTATCTCATCAGGATGGATGCGGGTGAAGGACAAGTACGAGGATGTCATGAAGGTGAAGCGAAACGGCGTTCTCGAAGATTGTTTCGAAGCATTCTTTGGGGCGACAGAGTTGATTATCGACAAGAAGACAAAAGAGGGCGTGGGGTATGCTATTTGCAACGAGATTTTCAAGGGGATGATTTCAGAAATGCCGTTTCCGTCTATCAAGTACGAAGACTTGTTCGACCCCATAACACGTCTCAAGGAGTTGTTCGACTACAACTTTCCGTCAAGAGGTCGACTTGGGAAGTATGAGTACATTAGTCCGCCCGGTTCAGATGACGACGAGGAAAGCAACAAGCTGAAGTCGATTGATGTGTACTGGACAAACTCTCAAGGTATGCGAGTCAAGATTGCTTATGGTTCTGGTTCGTTGAAGGAAAAGGCAAAGGCTGTTGCCGCCGAACACGCTCTTGGCTTTTTCAAAGCTCGAGGATACGAGAAAGCCGCTCCTTATGACCATCGCGATTTCATTTAATTTTGTGTAATATAAATGAACAAAAGTGAGGAGTATCACAAAAGAAAATTTAAGGAAATTTTACAAGAAAAAAGTATTTACGGGGATGTTGTAATAGACGATTCAGATGTGAGTTGTGACGTGCGTAAAGGCAATTGCAAACTCTTGCTGGACAAGTATGAACTTGACTGTGCAAACTCTAAAGTATCCCAGAAAAATATAAACATAGAAGAGCCGATAGGGCTGCCCGAACGCCTTAAAAATGCTAAGAAAAATGCGGCACTTTGTAAGGATGGTAGACTTGAGTATATTAAAAGTTGCTGCAGGTCCAAGACCAATGAACGCGCCCTCGCTACTGATATGGGTCATTTAGTGCAAATCGTAAAGATGCAAAAGATTCAAGACTTCATCGACAGAGAACTTACTCTTAAAACAGCAGAACGAAAAGTTCGAGAGGCTGAAAGAAAGGCAAAAGATGTGGAAGAAAAAAGACGAGAGGCGGAGGAAGCGAGAAAAGAAGAAAATAGAAGACAAAAGGCTAAAGAAGAAGCGAGAAAAGCCGACGAAGCGAGAAAAGCCGACGAAGCGAGAAAAGCCGACGAAGCGAGAAAAGCCGACGAAGCGAGAAAAGCTGAGGAAATGAGAAAAGCCGAAGAAGCGAGAAAAGCTGAAGAAGCGAGAAAAGCTGAAGAAGCGAGAAAAGCCGAGGAAATGAGAAAAGCTGAAAAGAAACAGGTTGTTCAGTCGCAAATACGTAAAATGCCAACTGAAATAGAAAATAAAATATCGAGATTTCTTATTTCGCAAAAGCACAAACTAACTGATATCGCTCGGGTTATTGAAATGTGCGGATCGGTATATGAACGAGTTTTATTAAAAATAACTGATTTGAGCTTTTTAAGAGAAATTGACATCGCTTTAACAGTCATAAAAATTCAATTAACCCAGTTAATCGGTTCAGATGATACCGACACGGTGCTTACCTTTCTTGTAAATTTTCTGGTGAAAAAAATTCGTGGAAAAGGACGAGTTTAAAGATGTGCTCACTTTTAAAAATGGACGAAACTACAATTTTAGCATTTTTAAAAAAGGTTACAACGGACTATGAAGAAAAAAAGTTGTCGGAAGAGGAGAAGCGGATTATATCAGAGTTTTTTATGGAGTTTAGTTTTCTCCAAGACAAAAGCGATAAATCAGAAAAGAATATGATGAAGTATCTTTTTCTTGGATGGTTTATTCATAGTAATTTTGCGAAGTAATTTCTTCATTATGGGGTTTTAAAAATTTTTTTTTTCAGGTCTTATGAGCCTTTGAATAAATATATCGGCTTAAAGATAGTCTTGGAATATATAAAAATGCCCCGCCAGACCAAGAATACCGATACTAAGACTGTTGCCCAGGAGTCCACAGCTCCTGCTGCCGAGCCTGCTGCTGCCGCACCTGCCCGCAAGACTCGTACTAAGGCTGCTCCTGCTGCTGAGCCCGTTGCCGCTGAGGCTCCTGCTGCTGAGCCCGTTGCCGCTGAGGCTCCTGCTGCTGAGCCCGCTAAGACTGAGGAGGTTCCCAAGGAGGAGGTTGCTCAGGAGGCCGCTGAGGGTGAGACTAAGACTCGCGTTGTACCTACACGTGAGAGTGTTATGACCGACTTTTCTGAGATTCTGAGCCTTGTCGATGGTGAGATTGAGCGCCTTCGCGAGGGTGCCGACAAGACCCATTCCGCCAAGTTTCTGCGTCAGCTACATCGCCGTCTGCGCTCTCTGCAGAGCAACACCGCCCGTGTTTTGAAGCACAAGACTCCTTCTGCTCGTCGTAACAACAACTCCGGTTTCCTGAAGCCTGTAAATATCTCTGGCGATATTGCCAAGTTCACCGGTCTCGACCCCAAGACCCAGCATTCTCGTGTGGATGTGACCAAGTTCCTGTGCAAGTACATCAAGGACAAGAACCTCCAGAACCCCGAGGACAAGCGTCAGATTCGCGCAGACCCCGCTCTGACTAAGCTGCTGAACTACGATGCCAAGACTGGTGAGCCTCTGACGTACTACCACATGCAGAAGCTGATGAAGTCTCACTTCACCAAGCCCCAGTAAGCGATATGTATACATAGTTTTATTATCTTAATCTGTTTAAGATAATCAAATATCGACTCGTCAATTTTCAAAAGGAGATTTTTCAGGGAACTGTGCGCCATCTGATTCAGAAATGAAGGTACGCATTCTTCATTTACAACATTGACGCACACAAATTGTTTACCTTGACAGTGCATTTTACAATCGTCGGACGGATTTAAGGATGATATAAACTTATCCTTCCAGTTTGAAACACGGCTTCCTTTCATATAATAAAAGATGTTACGTAGATAGTTGTTGACTGCTATATTCCTATTTGTTCTAAACCGTGTATTAAACCACAAACCATTTTTTTTCAAAAGGCATTCAAGCTCTTTTTCCCAAGGTTTATAACAAGGTGAAGGTGTGTGGGACATCCGAACATTATAATAAGGTAATATGTCTTTTATAGACGTCAGTGTATTTTTTAACATCACAGAGTGACAATAAGGCGAATCCAAAGACCGACCTTCGTCGTTCGGTTGCTCTTTAACTCTTTTAAAAGCAATCATAGGAATCCCATTGTAAAAAAAGGTGCTTTTTTGGGTTTTCTTAAAAATAAATACATCATCGTTAGAATAGATATAATGACTGGATAAATTAGGAATTTTATGGATGTACTGTTCTATGGTAATCGAGTTAAATGTGGGTAGATATTCTTTAGGAATAATTTGAGAGTGGTTAATGAGGATAATTCTTTCACAATCAAAATTAATAAAGTTCGGCTTCTGCCCGTCTTTTACAACGATATAAATTTTATTAAACCACGGACAGTTTTTGCAAATAGAACGGAGCGCGAACTTTAGTTCGCCATTGTCGGTGTATCTATTTTTTCCATTCCCTGAGGAATCATAAAGCTGTCTATAATATTCGCGTTCAGGGTCGTATGTGTCAACCCAAGTAATTACAAAATCAACTGGAAATTTTTGCTCTGGTATGTAAGAAAACCACATACAACACAGTACACCCATAACTAAAACAAGTGATACGATTAAACATAAAAGACTGTTTTCATTTATTATATGTGCTTTATTAATTTCAAGTCAATCCGTGAGAGGATGTGTATCGGTTTTTAAATTCGCTCTAATTCACTCTAAATTCAAAGAGTACGCAGCTTTTTCATTAAAGTTGATTTTTAAACTAAAACTTCATAAAGAAATGTGCCTCATACACAACTTTAAATTAACTGAATGCTCTTCAACTGAACGACTCTTTGTAAGTGATTACGGAGCAAAGTACGGACACATCACAACTTGGGTTTGTAGCAATTGTAAGAAAGAAATAAAGAAAAAAATTTACAAAGGAGAATATGGTTGGAAAACAGTTCAGAATTTTTTAAAGTGAATTATTTCTAAAATAACTTAGAAATAACTAAAACCACAATGGGTATCAAGTTCTTTTTTTCTTGGCTGAAGAAGGAGTTTCCTCACCATTTTCAGAATTTCCAAAAGACCAACTCTCCGGATATGGGCATCGACACATTTATGATTGACCTCAACGGGCTTTTCCACACGTCCGCAGCACGTGTGTATCAATACGGCGCGTACGAAAAGCGAAGTCTTCTCCGTAGGCCCAGACACGAGATTAACCAAAATGAAGACCCGAAGTTGCGTCTGGAATGCTTCCAAGATGTGTGCAGGACAATCGAAGAGTTATTAAACGTAGTAAAGCCAAAGAAGCGTCTTGTTATGTGTATCGATGGAGTTGCCCCACTTTCAAAGCAGAACCAGCAACGGCAGCGTAGGTACCGTGGGTTGGTTGAAGATTCTGGTGAGAGGAACCCTAATTTGTTCGACTCTCGTTGCATCACTCCCGGAACCAAATTTATGGACTACCTTTCAAAGTACATCGATTGGTACATCCGAAAGCAAATTTCAGAAAACGAGATGTGGAAGAATTTGGAAGTTGTTTTCTCGAACGAGAAGGTTCCTGGAGAAGGTGAACATAAGCTGATTGACTACATTCGAAAATACGGAACGGATGATGAAACCTACTGTATCAACGCTCTTGACGCTGACTTGGTAATGCTTTCTCTAGGAACCCATAAGAAAAAGTTTTATCTTCTCAGAGAAGAGCTGTACGACCGGTCTTTTGATTACGCGTATCTCAACGTTGGTGGTGGTCTCCGAAACGATTTGACAAAGAGCCTATTGAGTTGGGACGGCGCAGACGAGAAGAGACTGATAAACGACTTTATCCTCTTTTGTTTTCTGTGTGGAAACGATTTTCTTCCAAACATCCCTTCCATCTCCCTGATTGAAAAAGGAATGTCTACGATTATAGATATGTACAAACTCAACGCTGAAACGTGCGGGCACCTCACAGACGAAAATGGTGAGATTATCAAGTCATCGTTTCAGCTTTTTCTCTCAAGGATTAGTCAGTGCGAAAAGTCCCTGCTCGAGGAAAAGTATCTCAAGCGGGCCGATTACGTTGCGGAGGACGGACTCCTAACCAAGCATATTCAGAAAGTGGAAGACCACTACGAACTCGATTTTGACAACTACAGAGATGACACCTACAAGAAACTCGGAGTCGATGACCTTGAGAGCGCGAGTCATTCTTATGTGGATGGCTGTGTGTGGGTTTTGACCTATTACCTCAAGGGCATAAGCGACTGGAACTACGTGTACAAGTACAACTACTCGCCCTTTGCATATGATTTGACTCTTGCCCTTACAACATATGTTCAGAAGAAGACAGTATCATCTGCACCTATCCCACCCTTTCTTCAATTGCTGTGTGTAATTCCCCCGACAAGTGCATTTCTCTTGCCAAAGCCTCTCGATTCTGTCTTGACAAATCGAGCTCTTTCAAAGTATTTTCCAACATCGTTTCATATCAACTATGAGGGTAAGAAAAAGGAGTGGGAAGGCATCGTCGAACTCCCCGCAGTTGATGTAACAGAGGTCCGGAAAGAGTATACGCGTCTTTTTTCGAGAGTCGATGCACTTGACAGCAAACGAAATGTGTACGGTAAGAGTTTTGTTTACAAGTACTCTGGCGAGTTTTCGATGTTCATAAAGTCGTACTACGGTTCTTTTACATCTTTCTGTGTGTCAGAACCTCTGGCTTTGTAAATGTAAAAATTTATTAAGAAATTTCTTAATAAATGTTTGAGTCTTGATTTAAAGTAGATGTGAAATTAAAAAATGACCAACCCTCCATCTGTTCAACGACTTATGCAAAGTCTTGGTGTGATTATCATCTCTATACCGAGTCACTTTACAAATAAGCTGACAGCCATTACAACCATTGGCGACTTCTTTACATTTCAGGAAGAGAGATTGCGAAACATCGAAGGTAAGGTAGTGCAGCTGGAAAGACGTGTCAATGACGTAGAAGTAAAGGACAACGGCTGTAGTTGTTCAAAGAATTAAATATAATCTTCCAAAAGAAATTGTCAAAAATTCTGGATGACCTCAAAGTAATTTCAGTTAGACATAGAAACTCTCATGTCTAACTTAATCAAAATTTTTGTATGTAATGGAATTCTCCTTTTTATTCACGTTATTTTAGTACTTCTTGGGAATCAACTCTGTCTTGATTCCCATCGCGTTCAACTCCTGAAATAACAACTTCGCCGCATAAGGGATATTAATCTTCACGATTTTGTCATCCTTGCACCCCTTGCAATCACTCTGAGACGGAGTAATCATACCGCACTTTGAGCAAATGATGACATTGTAAGGGTCGCTCATATCAAACAATCGCTCCTTTAGAAACCGACTTGTTCCATGCACGATGATTGCGTCGCGCTCCATTTCTCCAAAGCGCAAACCACCATCTCGGGAACGTCCTTCTACCGGCTGTCGAGTGAGCGTTGTCACGTGTCCACGAGCCCTCGAGTGCATCTTGTCACTCACCATATGCTTCAGTCGTTGGTAGTATGTAGGGCCGATGAAAATCTTTGCATCAATCTCCTCACCGGTGTAAGGATTAAACATACTCTCAAGACCGTGCCTCTCGTAACCCAGTAACTCCAACTCATCGCACAACTTGTCCGCGACGTTCACACTGTGCTTCGAAAATGGGGTCGCATTTCCAAACTCACCCTTCAAAGAACAAGCCTTACCCAGCACACACTCCATCAGCTGATTGATGGTCATACGGGAAGGGATACAGTGAGGGTTGATGATGATATCGGGTGTAATACCCTCGCTGGTAAAGGGCATATCTTCTTGACTGAAAATCATACCACAGGTTCCCTTTTGTGCCGCGCGAGACGCAAACTTGTCTCCGACTTCTGGGGTCTTGATGACTCGAATAACAATCTTGATGATTTTCCCACCCTTTGGTGTACTGTTGATACGCACCTTGTGTATAATACCTTCCTCCCCAGGCTTGATAGTAACAGACACATCCTTTTTTTCCTCTTCTCCTGTTTTCTTGATTCGGATTGAAACCTTGCCGATGATGACATCGTCCTTCTTTACGTGTGTTCCTTCCTTGACAAATCCAGTCAGCGGTCCATCAGAGTGAAGAAAGGCGTAGTTGTTCTTCTTATTTCGAATGTCCATACTGGGAATCTCTATCACTTGAAAGTTGTTTGTATCCTTTCGCACTTCCTCGTCCGAAATGGTAAAATACCCAGTGACACGAAACATACCGCGTTCAATCGAACTCTTGCTCAAAATCACAGAGTCTTCCTGGTTGAATCCTTCCTTTGTCATAATTGCAACTATGGGGTTACAACCAGAAGGCATATCGTTGAAGTTCAAAAACTCTGCAGAGTCTGTTGACACCAAGGGTCGTTGAGGGTAGTCCATAACATACATCATAGTGTCTGCGCGAGAGTCATAGGTCTCCAATGGAACACCCAATGCCTGCTTAGCCATACTTGACTGATAGCAGTTTCTGGGAGACTGAGAGTGGTCCGGAAACGGGATAATAGACGCACAAACGCCAAGTATCATACTTGGGTGAATCTCAAGAAAATCATAAGTGTAGTCTCCCTTTTCAAGATAGTCCTTTGACATTGCGACTGTCGAGTGTTCAATCTCGCTTGGGTCTATGTAACGGATTTCACCCATCTCAACGAGTGTGTCCCAGTCAACAACATCACCATCATACGCTTTCCCGTCCTTGACAACGAAAACAGGTCGCAGCAAACGCCCTTCATCACAGTAGACCACAACCTCTTCATCGTTGTACACGATGGACACTTCTGAATCAATGATTCCAACCTTACGCTTCTCAATAAGCTGTTCAACAAGAGCCTCCGCATCCTCGGCAAACCCGATTGGAATCCCGTTCAAGAGAATAAGGGTTCCGTTTGAAGCATTGACACCCTCACAGTTCAGTATACTCTCCTTTGTCAACAGCGTGTTTGTCTTTTTGCTGACCCTTGTGAGTAGTGCATAGTTGGTAACGATACCACAAGTCGCACCTTCTGGCGTTTCGGCAGGACAGATGTACCCAAACTGGGAGGTGTTGATTTGACGAATCTTGGCATTCTTACCCTCCTTACCGATTGGAATCACAATGTGGCGAAGATGGGATAATGTCGCAGAGTACGACATTCGATTCAACACCTGAGACACACCCACCTTTGCGTGTGCTGTCTTCTTTGTACTCCAGTTTCCGGTGGAAAAGCAGCTCTTGATTCCCTTTGTTATGTTTGTATAGTGAGAGATGAGGGAAACAATGTCTAGGCGTTTCTGAAGCTGAATTGTCATATTCTTCACGAAAGCGTCGTACACACACCGGAAAAGGTCGAACATAAGAATGCCAGTAGTCTCAATACGCTTATTCGCAGTGTTGTCACGGTCGTCGTCCTTGCGAATTCCGATATTGACTAAGATGAGCTTGTTAATCATGTATCCGAGAAACTTCGCTTTGTCATTCGTGGTTGCCAAAATTCCAAGATGCGGAAAAAGCTCACGCTCCACAATCTGCTTTGCGTAGGCCTCTTGCTTGTCTTTTGGGATGGGATACATCGGGTATTTCGAAATGTAGGAGAGCGCCGTGTCCTTTGAGTCCACGATGTATGAAGACTTGACGATGTTCTTCACGTACTTGCGACCCTTGTCATACTTCATGTCGATGAAAGACGCGATTTGGTCAGGTTCGATTCCAAGTGCCCGAAACACGATTCCCGCCTCGATGTGTTCTTTGATATTGGGAAGAGACACGTACACATACTTTTCGTCCAAGGGCATCATCACCTGTACAACAACCGAGTAGCCAGTCTCCTCTGCGATTGAGCGAATTTCAGAGATAAACTTGTACTTTGCATTGTTTGTGACGCTTTGCTCGATGACTTGGACAAAGTTGTAGTTTGGACGCTGTTGCGCCACAATCACACGTTCAATAACCCTCTTCATACGGTCATGCTCCTTTCCTTTGATGATAAAGTAACCGCCCTGGTCGTAGCGACACTCTCCAAGTGCGACACGTTCAGTTTTTGTCTTATCAGAGAGGTTGCAAATGTCAGAATACAGCATCGTGGGGATTTGGCACAACGGGATGCGCTTGTGTGACTTCTGGGACACAAGCGCATCGTTCTCAAAAGTTTGTTCAAGGATGTTCACATAAACAGTAGACTGGTAGCACAACTCTCGGTCGCGCGCTTCGGATGGATACAGAGGACGGATGCTTCGGTCTTCGTCGATGACAAAGGGATTAGCCACGTGAACTTGGTCGAAATGAAACAGCACCTTCTGTCCCGCACGCGGACACACGATGATGTCGCTCTTTTCGTCGATGACTCGTTGAATACCCTTGTTGACAAACTCGTTGTATGAGTCAATCTGGATATGGGCAACGCCATATTTCTCGAAATAATTCTTGAGCAGGAGCTTGACTTTTTCTTCTTGCATTTCTATAGTTATATTTTGTTCCTTGGATTCCATAAAAAAATCATTTTTTTAAAAAAAAATGATTAAATAAATGTCTGGACATATCAATGTAAATGAGAGTTCCAATCCTGTAGGCAAGACTCATAAAGTATACGCGACGTTAAGCAAGTCGACTTCTGCACCTAACGCGCCTCATCTTGTTCTGAACCCCAACGACCCGTCTTATTCCGTCCACCAGAGTGCTTTCAACAGTGGCAAGCTTCACCCAAATCAGCACGTTGTCCCGGGAAGCTATCACAGCATCTCGTCAGCTTACGGCGCCGAGCCTGTCCGTCTCTACACCACTCGTGGTTGCGCTTCTTCTAATGTAATGTAAATTCTAAACTTTTATCAAAATTGATTTTATTTAAAAATTTTGATACCGATTTGTATTCTTTTCTTTTATCTATGAACTATCCAGACAGCAAGCTTTCTGAAATCCAGATTGCGGTCAAGCGCCGAGATTTGGATTTCGTGCGACTGTTTATGAGCCAAACCCGGCGATTTACTTCCAATGGTTTCTTGTACACTCCTGGGCATTCCGGAATCACACGGCGAGTCATGTACGCAGCGTGTTTATTTGACGATGTGGAAGTTGCGGAAATGTGTATGAACACTGGTTGGGTCTATGACTATTACACCATTATAACAGCATTGCACGAGGGTGCAACCAAAGTTGCGGATTTCCTTTACGAAAAAGCTCGCGACCAAGACCTCAACAAGTACGTGAGAAATTTTTTAGTGTTTGGGGGATGTAGCTCTTCTGTGAAAAAGTGTACGACTGCCCGCTGGTTGATTGCTCACGGCTACAAGTTTGGACACTCGGATTTGCGACACTTGGCGATTTGTGACGAGTTTGACGTGTTCAATATCATATTTGACTCCATGACGTGTGCTCCGATGTGTGTCCCTCGCTACAAGGAAATGTTTGATGATTGTATACGCAATGGGGCTTTTAGAGTAGCGCAGTTTTTTGAGTGTGTAATGGGTTTCGATGCGAAACAAGTATGTGTAGAAAAAGAGATGCTGGAGGTTTACAAAGACAGGTGTGCCAAACGAGGACATGCTGCCATAGTGATACAGATGAAGTGGCAAAACTATCGCCGTCGAAAGGACCCAAGCATCTCTCTCAAAGAAGCTGCGGAGAGTTGGGACAAGTTGGTGGCAGAATTCCCAGAGAAGTTTAATTTGTAGTTGCTTTTATATGAAAAAACATATAAAAGAAATACCCCATGCGGGACTTGAACCCGCAACCTTCAGATTAGAAGTCTGACGCGCTATCCAATTGCGCTAATGGGGCTCATATGTATTTTCTAACTCTTTAAATTAAACTTAATGATGTAACCCGTTAGAGAAATGAAGATATACACTCGAACAGGTGATAACGGGACCACCGGTCTTTATGATGGTTCTCGCGTTCAGAAGAGCGAACAAATAATAGATGTACTTGGAACTCTGGACGAACTTTCCGCGCACATCGGTATGCTTCTTTTCCATCTGAAAAAATCGTATATCACAGATGCAGTAGACAACCTCTCATTTATCCCTTTTCTCAAGAATCTTCAGTCTACGCTTTTAAACATAGGCAGCATCATAGCAACTCCCAACCCTTTACCCAATCAAACGCTGCCTTCTATCACGGATTACAACGTACAATGTGTAGAAAAGCTCATTGATGCGATGGACACTCGGTTGAAGCCTTTGACTGTTTTCATCCTTCAACACGGAAAGAACGAGATGGAAGCTTGGTCGCACATCTGCAGAACCATCACAAGACGCGCCGAAAGGGAGCTTAATAAGTATGGGAACGTAGATGAAACTATTTTGAAGTTTGTAAACAGGTTGAGTGATTTTTTCTTTACGCTTGCCCGTTACGTGAGCGAATAAATATAATGAAAATAAGAACAAAAATCATTAAAAAATAAATCGCTATCAAAAGCCCAAATCTCTGTTCATTCAAATTGCACATAAGACATGTATCTTGTACCGATGAAATGTGCAAACCTTGACGTGTCAACCCGGGTGCATCGTAGAGCTTTATACCTTCCAAGACAGCCGAAAATGACATATTACTGTCTATCTGAACCTCAATGGGAAACACGTTTTTGAGCAGCTTTTTCGCACCCGCATTTGTCAATATATAAGCGTGAAGACCAAAGAATACCCCTTCGATTTTATCAAAATACTCGTTATACTTTTTCCCAAAAAAGTTGTCACTGACTCCTAAGAAAATGCCGTCGGCATCATCGGGTATGAATTCAAGTCGTTTTTGAAATTCTTCTTTAAAGTTGTCTACGAATTTCACGTCATCTTCAAAAATAGCGCAATAAGGTAAATCGTCTTCAATCATCATATTCCAAATAAGAACGTGTGAAAGATAGCACCCAACAGCACCCCAACTCGAAAGTTGTGCGTCGTATTTTCTCTTTTTGTTTGTTTTAAAACTGTACCGAACCCAAGGAGTTAGTAAGTTTGACAACCCACCCAAGCTATCTACCAAGTTTTGAGTGTTTTCGGAAACCTGTTCTCCATTGTCCATTTTTCCAATTTCGTTTCCGTTTATTCCAGGAAAAATCTCTACATCTTCGAACCCAGCATTGCGTATCATATCTAAGATGTTCCTCCACTGGTGTTTGTTTTTTTCTAAACTAATACAAAAGGATTTCATTTATTACAACGCTTATAATAAATGATTAACGTGAGAATGTCTGAGGTATTTCTTACGTTTATTTTTTGTATTATCGTATTTACAAACGCCTATATGAACTTTTTTAAGATGTCTTTTGAAAAGGCTGTATTCTCTTCTATAAGAATACAAACCCTTTCCGGTTCGGCCGTACAACCGGAATCTCAGGAACATAAATTACTCATATCGCTTCAGTCTGTTTTAGCGTATTTGATAACATCAGGTCTGTTGATTCTTTCTGTCAATTTTAAATAATTTTTTTTCTTTCTAATAAATGTCCTATACACTCCCTATATTACTATTCGTACTTGGTGCAATTCTGATTGCTCTTTCCAGCATGATAACTGAGAACACAAAGAACCTCCCCGTTGACAGCGATGTAGCTCGTTACAACCAGGGCATCTACACTATGGCCATCATTTTTATGACTGTCAGTGTAACTATGCTTGCTTTTGGTGGAAGCACCGCGACGATTAGTGGCACAAAAGGTCTTGCTTTCATAATCACCCTCGGTATTGTTCTGCTTGTTTTGGGTGCTATGATTGTCAGCAAGACTTCCGACAAGGCCAAGAACGCTGCTGTTGGCGTTCTTGTTATCGGCATCGTTTTCATTGTAGGCGGAGGTGCTGCTGTCATGACCCAGCACGCAGATAAGCTGAAAAGTTTTGGTTCCAGTTTAGGCTCTAAATTCGGCAGATCCTCGGCTTCTGCCGCTGCTTCGGCTCCTGCTTCGGCTCCTGCATCCGGTTCAGTAGCTCTTCCTGCCAACTTCCGCTGCTATTAAACGCATATTTTAGATAAAATATAAATTACTTATTTTATCCTTTCACACAAGTTCTTTCCTGATTCGTTGGAGAAGCTTCCCCATTCGGTTGTGTTCCTTATCTTTCCAAAATGTTTTTAGAACTGACAAGTAGATGATAGGACCAAGGTAGGTGTTGAGAAGATTTGACCTGAGTTCTTCGTTTTTCTCAAATTTCTGTTTCACCAACTTATACATCGTCTCCTCTTTGACATTCGACCAATCGTGTCTCAACTTAACCGATTTTCCTAACATCTTTATCTCCTTTATCGTCTTTGCAGATTTGAGTTGCTCGATATACTCGGTATTCTTAGGATTTTTCATCGCTTGATATGCGGCTTCTACATTTGGAAAGACTCCAACATTTTCTACACTTATTTCGCACTTGAATGAGTTACTCATGTACGTGTTAATTTTTGAGTTGAAATAAACAGGGTGGAACAGCTTCAACACAACGTCTTTCTGCATAAAAGTTTGCGGCGACCCGATTCGTCGCCATTTATCACGCATCTCTTTCCTTTGTTGATGGTAGTATCGGGTCAAGTCGAGTGCATACTCTGGCGGGATTTTGAGATACAGACAAAGCAGACACGCAACTACTACACCGGACCGTCCATGTCCACCTTTGCAATGGATGTAGATTTTTTCTTTATCTTTGAGCGACTTTATGAGTTGGTAGACCATATAGATAAACTTGGAAAAGGAAACCAAGTCTCGAGGGATTTTTCTGTCTTGAATAGGAAATTTTATTTTGGTGTACTTTGTGATGTAGTGGGAGATTCTGACATCTTTTGGGCTTGTCAAGTCGATGAAATAGACGACACCCAGGTTTTCTAATATTTCGGCTCTGTTTTGGTCGGGCATACTTCCAAAGAGCGCTTTGTGCGGAATAAAATAGGAACTCGTTTCCATTTTATTTTATCACAATCGTTATAAATAAACAATTTATTAATAAAGATGACCGAAGTAATAACCATTGATGTATACCCGTCGGATACAGAGTATACGATTCAACAACGTGTTGCCGCGAAATTAAACTCGACACCTAATTACATCAGTGTCGATTTGGATTTGCGTCAAATAAGGTCTGAAAAGACCGCGACTATCGAAGTCGTAAACTTGCTGAGAATTTTAAAAGACAGGCGAGATAAGAACTTTAAATTCTATAAAAATACAGACGTGTACAATGCAATTAAGAAAAAGGTAGGAAAGAACTTTTCTCTTTTGGAAGATGTAATTGCTCCCTTTATCTACTTTAGGGTTTCCGACGACGAAGAGTTTGCCCAGACCGAGTATATCGACTACGCACAGCACGCAATAAAGAGTATAGAGACTCTCGGAGAAACAGCTCCTGAAATAGATATCTCTAATGTATCTCAAAAGAAGGCGGAGTTTTTGAGTAAGCTCGAAGCGGCTATTGATGAAAACAAGAAAGCCGTAGCCAAGTTTGTCGAGGGGTATAAGAAGCTCGAGAGTATGGTTGGAAAGCCGTATACCGATTTTGAACTTGAACGCGTAGAAATTCAGCTTACGATGAATTTCAAAAATATGGATATCATGTCGGTGTTCAACCGCATTATTTTAACAAAGGATGTTCCTTTCGCATCCCTTAACGACTACTACAAAATTCTAAAAGGAACAGTTCCGCCTCTGATAAAGGCAAAAGAAATGGGTAAAATAACTCTTCTTGTTGGTGCGCCGGAAAAGTCCGAAGAAGACGAAAAGGATGAGGATATAGAAGACGAACTTACGCTTGTAACTATTCTTGAAAAAGATGAAGAAATAGTTATGAGGATGGATTTGGAGATTGTAAATCAACGTAAGAAAAACGACGTGATTGAAAAGGTTCTTAAAGTTTTTCCTATGCCGGTTCAGATTATAGGAGAAACACCTATCGGTGTCAACGGTGTCTTCTACTTTCCAACGCAAGTTCTCGACCCTGCGATTTTCGCACACCTTCTCCTAAACGATGTTGCTTTCTACAAGACCCTCGCCATCAACGAGAGTGAGAAATCGACTAAGACAAAAGAGGGAATCTACACGTATTTCAATGCTGGAAACGAGATTGTCAGTTCTGTAATCACACCCAAAATAGTTTACTCGTATGACCCCACTATGAGAGACAAAGACAGAGCTGTATTTCCAGAAGGCGATTTCTACGTAAGTGTGCGTATTTCAAAGGCGTCCTCTGTTGAAGTCGTGAAGAAGTATCAAGAGACCCTGTCCAAGATTTTCAGTCTTTATGATATTGAGTACAGGGCGGTTCTTAGATTGTACAAAATGTTTCTGGACCCCCTGGGATTAGACCTTGGAAGGCCTACGCGAGGAAAAGTCAAGTCATCTACCAAGGTTTTCTTGAGGAAAATGATTCCCGAACTCTTTACGCCGAGATACTCTCGTTCCTGTAGAAAACAGCCTATTATAATCAACGAGGCTGATAAAACCAAATACGCTAACGCCTTGTTGTTCCCCAAGTCCCCGGCAGAAGGTCCTCAGAGATTGTATGCGTGTGACCACAAGGATGACAAGTTCGTGGGTTTGAGAGTAAACGACCCGAAATCCGACTACAGATTTGTTCCGTGTTGCTACAAGCTCGACCAAAGACTTGATAGAAATTCTTGGTATAACATCTATACAAATTGGACTCCAGGTCAGGACATCGATGATGAGTGCCTTTTTGAGAGCGATAGCGCTCAGCAGAACATAACCACGACCAAGAAACTTGCAAGATATGGGCTGTTTGGTCATCTCACAGACTTTGTAGATATAAACACGGTTTTCAAGTACGACAGTTACCTTAGACGCGGTATGGACAGAAGCAGGTTGTCTTTTTTGCAGTGTGTCTTTGAAGCAAATGAAGTGAGCTATGGACAAAATGGAGGGACGTGTAAAGGCCGTGTTGGATTGCTCAAGAAAATCATTGAAGATATTACAAGCAAACCCTATCTTTTAAACACCACAAAGCAAGGGTTTCACAACAAGACCGTTGATGAAATCAGAGACATCATTCTCGATAAGAGCGCATATTTCGACCCCAGATATTTCATACCACTTCTTGAGGTTTACTTTGAGTGCAACATTTTTGTGTTTACACCAACAACGCTGATTGTCCCGGAACATCTTCAGAACTTTCTTCACCTTGTCAGAAACGCGAAAGAAAAAACCATAATAATTCTGGAACATATGGGTACAGAAGGTGAGAACATAACACATCCACAGTGCGAGTTGATAGTCAGAACAGATACACCCTTGTACAAAAGCGGTTTCGAAGACGCGGATGAGATTTCGGGACTTGTAAGAACGATTTTCGATGATATGTGTGTATCGCGTACTCTCGACCGCAAAGTTATGTATTACACACCCGAGTTTGCTGGCCACGCAAAAATCTATAGTCAAATAATAAATGATTATGGGAAAACGTGTGGCATGTTCCTCGAGTTTGATTCAGAACCCGTTTTTCTATATTCGAAGACAGCTCTTCCTCCTCTTCCTGTTAATAATAACCCAAACGAGGATATCATCATCACCCATTTCAACGTTGCCATGAATTTCTCATCTCTACCCTTTGTAGTTGAACGGAAAAAGGTTGTCAGTTATGGAGAAATCATCGCCATTGAGATTAAAACCGTGTTGGACAATGTCTACTTCATTCCCGTGATGTTTAAGCAAAATTTTGATGAAATAAACCTTCCAGTTTCAGACGAAAAGATTTTCTTTCCTCGTACAGGTTCTTATTTGACTTACTTTAACAAACAAAAACGAATGAGCCACTACTTAACTGAATATTGCAAGTATCTATTCTCGTACTTTGTTTACCAAGGCAATCACTACGACATAACAGACGAGGTTTACAATGCTTTCATAGAGGCGTCTTTTGTCATCGATACAACCTATCGATATGACGAAGTGCCTTCCAAGTTTGGAGTAGTAAACGAAGGCTTCGTAAGAAACTCGCAAATCATCATCAACAGTAACAACTTGCTTATCAAACTTATTTACATCCTGAAAGCAGAAAAAGAACAGATTTTAGATTACTATCAGCTTGAAAACATAAAGGAAGTTTTCAACGACATTTTAGACTTTGACAGACACCCATCACAAATCCTATTGTACGGTGGAAGTACCCTTGTCAAGTTTATAAAAGAAGCCACTTCTGTTCACGGCATAAACGAAAAGATTTTGGTTAAGCCGAAATCTCCCTATTTCTTCTCAAATCCAAATCTCGACAGAAACATGTACCTTGCAACAGACGTTGATTCTATGGTCACGGCTTTGTCATATGTAAACAACTGGAACACCAAGGGATTTGCGTATAGTTTGCCTCCGATAAGTGATGAAGATGAAGACAGAATAAACATAAGCATTTACAACTTCGTAAGCCAAAACGAAATCATACCCATTCACGACGCAAGAAGTAAGGATAAGATACTTGTTTACAAAGTCGGAGATAAGTTGGGTTTCGTTGTTCTTCTCGGAAAAATTTTTTAAAGCGTATCTTAAATAAATGTATCGTTTATTTCAGAAATTTTTTTAGGAAGAATGGTAGAAATACTTCCTGATGCAGTTCCTACGATTTCTCAGTTTTGTTCAAACATTCCTCTTTCGAAAATCAAAAAGGTCATCGCAACTTCTTTCTATAAAATAATGTTTAAAGCCGATGAAGAAGATAATGACGATGACGCTTTTCTCAACTCGATGTCGCTTGGAATAATCAGAAAAGCTGCCACGAGTTTGATGGACGTTTACACCATAACAAGAATGCTTCGCTCATTTGATGACTATGACTCTACCCACATCATCTTTCACGGAGGCGCGATGCATACTCGAAATCTCAAGGAGTTCTTTGAGAACATCATTATGTTTGCCTCCATGGGTATGTCGAGTTTGCCGAAAGACTATGCTAAAATCGAGATGGCGATTGAAGTTCCTGATGCTATGTGTTTGGAATTTGACGCACAAAAGATATTTGAGTGATTTTTCTAATCATTTAATGAGAAAGATTAGAAAAAAAATGTACAACAACGTTTTGGCGCTGGGAATCATTTACGTTGTCGTTCTCACGTTTTTCTCGATGAGATGGAAAAATGTTGAAAAAATCGACATGCTTTACACATTCAACGGAGACCAAAACCTCTTTCTCGAAGACAAAGGCATCTTCCATAGGAAATACATGAGGGAAATAAGAAATCTCAAAACAGACCTGGAAAAGAGCGAGTGGACAAGTGAACGCCTCAAGGACTTGTTCCAGATGTTTGTGGCCGCAGACGTTTCTTTGTGGCCTTATCAGATGGCTGTATCGGCGTTATCCTCATGTGTTGTGATTAGTCACCTCAATGCAAAAATGACCTGGGTAAATTTGATAACGTGCAGTTTCATCTTTTTCGTGCTTATGGACCTCCCGAGACGGTTTATGGCATTTCACAGGAACGCTTTAATCGCAAATAAAGCCATAAACCTACACACTTATTACTACAAGTATCTAAAAGGGCGAGAATCAGTTGAGAGTAAAAAGGTAGATAGTCTGGTTGATGTCGCTTAGCATATCATCTCTGATGTTGAGCAGGTCCGAGTCGTGCTTACCAAGATATTCCGTAAGTTCGGTTTCCAACCAGTTTCTGATAAACTTCAGGAGGTTTAACCCCTCTTTCTTGTCGAAATTGAGCAATACAACATC